TACGTCCATCTAAATGTTGATCGGTAATTAAAGCAACTGTCACAGTTTAACACCCATGGCAGCAGAAGTTACGAAAGTATAGTCATCAAGAGTTCCATCTTGTAAACACTTAAGGTGCCATCTGGTCATGGTAATGATTCCTTCCTCAGTAGCACCCGTAAGAAAATTAGCGCCAAGAGGTTCTCTCAATACACTGGTGTAGAGACCAAACATAGTTTTCTTGACATAGAAGGTATCGTCAATCCAAACTACATCTTCAGGAATATTTTTTTCGATAGTAGGATTAGATCCTAGACTAGTCGCTAGCGTTGTCTTTTTCTTTTCCATTTTTATAAAATCCAAAAGGTCCCACTTTGTTGGTTGCTCGTTCTTTCATTACGGAACCTGATAGTGCTTCCATAACTTTCAATACATCTTCTGCCTTAGGTGCTGGACCCAAACGATCTACCACGTAATTATACTTGGCAAAGAATTCATCCGAGACTAGTTTGTAATCTTCAACTGTAATTGGTTCTTTCATCGGTTCATTCTAATTTCAACGTTTTCTTTGATACTCCCCATGTCAGCATAACTAGAGTTCATATCATTACCATAGTCATCAGTGTGCATCACATGCTCGAAACCTGTCTTCTCTAAGATTTTTTGTTTAATATCATTTTGACGTTTCTCTTTTTGAATTCGACGAAGGAAAGCGTAATAAATGATTTGTGTAAAGTAAGCAAAAGGATTCTTTGATTTTTCTGGATCAAAGTTATTAATATACTGGACACAGTTTTCCACACCATCGGAGATCATGTCTTCACGAAAAGTGTAGTTAACAAAATTAGGTTTGTATGATAAATGATTAGCAATCTTTAGAAAACAATCACCAATGTAGTGAGGAATCCTAGGACGTGGTTTATCGTTTTCGGAAGCTTCCTTAACTTTATTCTTAAAGACAGTAATTGCCTCTAGAAAATCTTTGTTGTTAACATAATACTCTGTGTTTTTCTTTGACATAAGACATGTTTTGATTTGCTTACCTTTGATAACAGTATAGTGTATTACTGTGTTTTTGTCAACTAGCTTGACAAAACCTCAGAAACTCAGTACAATAACTCTGTCAGGGGTTAAGAGAGACATAGCTTTTAGCTTATTTTATAGATCTTCTCTAATGTTTTTTTCATCTCATTTACTGAACCTAGGTATCCCATTTTTTGATTGAGTTTAGAAACAGGAATTTTTCCTTGATCTTCAGTACGATCAATTTCATTAATAGTAGCTAGATAATATCTTTCAATACGTTTATCTAATTCAGACATAGTAATTACACGATCCATAGAAAGAACATACATCTGATCGTATGTGGAATGAATCCAGTCTACTAAAATAAATCCTTCTATAGTTTCACCATTTCTTCGGTGTTTTATTAATTCTACTTTTTTAGGATTTTCTATTAATAATTGGTTTTCATTTGCTAGATAACAAACTTTGGCAACTATTTCTTCACCTGTTGTTAGTTTAATTGTTGAATAAAATTCTTCTTCCATATTATTTTAAATTAATAGGTATTACTTCATACTTAAAGTTTTCCTCTTGGTAGATCTTAATTCTTTCTGATAAATGATTAAGAGTATAGTTAGTTCTACTGTTAGAAGAGATATCATCAGCGATATCATATAGTGTTGCTATGTCTTTGCCTTCGCCTTTCCTGAGGACACGTCCAATAGACTGAAGATTACGTACCCGTGACTTACTAGGGGAAGCAAAGATAATGTTGTGTAAACGTTTGATGTTAATGCCAGTAGAGAAAGTGCCGTATGAAGCAATGATGACGGCGTTGTCCTGAGTTTCCGTAAGTCTACGAACCTCTTCTCTATCTTCTACATCTGTACCACCATGAACGAAAAAGATTTCACGGTCTTGTATGTTACTATTTATTAATTCATGAAGTGGTTCTCCATGCTTCTCCACATAGTTGAACAAGACTAAGGTATTACCTTCAATATCTTTAACTAAATTTTTAATTAGGTTGTTTCTTTTTTCATTTTCAACTATGTATTCCATCTCAGCATGATAGTCTTCAAAATATTGATACTCATGCTTACATACTAAAACTTTAATTCGTAATTTAGAAAGATGTCCTTGTTTAATTAGGTCATCGGTTCTAGTAACCTTCTCACAGGCACCAAAGAGACCCTCCAGCACCCACTTGTGAGTCTTGCTGCCATCTAGTGTACCTGTAAACCCAAAGCGATACTTAGCGTTGTGTAACTTGGTCATGATGCCTGTCAGACTCTTCGACTTAAATAGATGTGCTTCATCACCGATAACACAGTCAATGTCATCGAAGTATCTTTTGGGAAATTTATAGATTGATTGCCAGGTAGAGATGACAACTGGTTTATCAGTATTCTTATCTTTGCCTGAATAAATGGTGTGACAATAATCTTCAGCGTTCCATCCATAGTCTTTAAAATCTTTTACCATCTGTTCTACTAGAGATGTAGTAGGAACAATTAATAGAATTTTTTTCTTTGCAGCAGCATAGTACCTCACGATACTGTAAATCATTAGAGACTTACCAGAACCTGTAGGTGACAAGAACAATCCTCTATTGTTCTTCAGTGCTTTATACACTGTCATGTATTGGTAATCTCTAGGTTTGTACTTAGAGATGTAATTCATATAATCGGCAACACCTTTAGGAGAGACGAACTTATTAGGTTCTTCTACATCTCCATACCAATCATTAGATTCGTAAGTTAATCTATATCTTCTTTCATCACACCATTGTTTAAGATGAGGAAGTAATCCGCAATACAAATCACCCGTAGCAGGAGAGTACAGGTGAATCATACCATCCCAGTATCTAAACCTGGGTTGCCTTTTTAAAAACTTTGCCTCTGGCAATTCAAAGGAGAAGTAATCTGCTAGTTCATGGTGAACATGTTGCTCAGAATTAAGAGTAAGGTATACCTCGTTCTTCTTCTTTACTGTAATCAGGGACATTAGTTTCCATTAATAAACTTTTCCCATTCAATAGCGTTTTTCACATGATAGTTTCTTTGGGAAACCATTTTTAAAACATGATCTAAAAAATAAAGTATCTGATCAATATACTTGATCTTTGCTTCTTGGTTAATGATGTCTTCGTCCGACTCAAGGTAGACTTTCATCTTGTCGGCTGTTTTGATACTAGATCCAAAAGGTTTTTCGGCATAGACTTTTGCTTCCGCTTCGCCGCTATAATACTCTCGTTTTTCACGTACCAATTTACGTACTTCAAATTCCAGACTAGTTTTAATTTGTGAAAGATCGGTGTAATGGTTTAAGTATTTATTATGTTGAAAAGGGATCTCCATTGAGATCTTACCTAGATCAGCAGTGTAGTTCTTATTCTTAAATTCAAAATCTACATGACTGTCTGTTGCCCAATCCTCTTTAATTTTTTCAAATTTTTGATGTAGTTTGTCGAAATTCATGTAATAGCAAACGTTTCGTCACGAATAGTATAACCAGTATACTTGAAAGTTACTTGTGCTGTAAAGTATTCAATATCATTATTTGAAGCATCAAAGGTCATTTCGGATATACTGATCGGAAATAAATTTTCAAAATCAATTACATGGTTAACGTTATACGATGAAGTGTAAATTAAAATCTGACCACTAGAATACTCTGGTTCTTCTGTGGGCATGTGTTCCTCAGAATTACCATTGGCTCTAATCCAATTATAAATTTCTTTCCAATTAATTAACTCTTCATCGACGATAAACGAAACCGTCAAGTCCCCGTATGTTACCCCACCACCAGCTACGATAGGAAATTGACGGAACCTAGTGGGGACTTCAGTGAATGGCATAGTAACATCAGGAAGATTTACTCGCTGACAGAAAAAATCTACCCCTCTAAACTTTTCCAGTACGAGTTTAAATCCTACTGGAGAGAGATAGTTTCTATTACTAATTTGTTTTTTGTACCAATCAGCAGGCATATGTCAACTTCCCAAGCATTACTATTTAGTGTAATATGCCTGGTAGTATGCCACGATGCCGTCACACCGAGCGTTACCTGTAGAGACCCAATCGTGTACACATTCGTAAATGCTTTGGTTGGAGTAGCGTGGAGACCCGTCTGAGGATAGTTCTGATCCAAACTTCTTGAGTAGGATATTCAGTCCCTGAGCACGTACCTTCATACGGTCATCAGAATAACGCCAGTCATCAGTCATCGACACTGTTCCAGAAGTCATTCCAGTCATCTTCAGTTGCTTCAGAAATATTCTTACTAATCCTAGCACGACGTTTTGCCTGTGTCTTCTCGTCTGTGTCAGTTAAAAAATTGTCTATGAAATCTAAGTCTTTTCTCATTGTCTGTATTCTTGTAAAACTTTTAGAACTTCATTATAGGCATAATGAGCTCCGTCCGTGAACTGACCAGTGTGTCCAGTTTTTGCCACTCCATCCTGTTCGTAAAGTTCTGTCTTCAATTTGTATAGTCTCGCCAACATATCAACTTTAAGCATTGTGCTTCTAGGCATAGTATGTACTCATGATATATCTATTTACCAATAAATGGTAGTCAGTTAGGATTTGCCTACAATC